TCTGCATCCCTTTTTGAACCAATCACACCGATTACAAAATCATCAGCGTAACGGTTGTACTGGATTTTCTTGTACCCTTCCTCAAACGGATTGTAATAATGCTGGTTCATCTTCTCCATTCTGGAATCTTTAAATTCCCTTATCAGTTCAGGAGTTGACTTTTCAGCGTCTGCCAATGCTTTCCGTGCCTTTTTGTACCTTCTGGACGCACGTTCGTATTCCTTCGTCGTCTTTCTGCGTTCCGGCTCACGGTCATACTTTTCTTTGTATTCCCGCATAAATTCATCCAGTTCGCTAAGGTAAATATTGGCGCAGATTGGACTGATGCCGCTGCCCTGCGGCACGCCGGAGTAGGTACAGTTGTATTCCCACTGTTCCATATACCCGGCTTTCAGGAATTTCCAGATAAGGCTGATGAACGCCTCGTCCGCTATCCTTTTCCGCAATAGTTCCACTAATACATGGTGGTCAAAATTGTCAAAGCACGCATGGATGTCACCTTCCACAACCCATGTGACCCCGGTGAACATTCTTTTCACCTGCAAAAGCGCCGTATGACAGCTCCGTTTTGGTCTGAAACCATGCGAATAGTCGCTGAATGTCGGCTCATAGATTGCTTCAAGAATCATCCTCACCACTTCCTGCACCAGCTTGTCATCCGTAGAAGTGATTCCAAGCGGACGCATTTTCCCGTTTTTCTTAGGGATATATTTTCTTTTTGCAGGCTTTGGCTGGTATGTCCTGTTTCGTATTGATTCGATTATCCGGTTGATTCTGGGCAGGCTCATATTATCCAGTGTCTGCCCGTCTACCCCCTGCGTCATGCTCCCCTGCGATTTTGCAATGTTTGCATAGGCAAGGAGATAGAATTCTGGATTGTACAGGTTACGGTACAACCTTTCATATTTGTAGTTTCTTACACTTGCCTTTTCTTCAAGGCTTTTCAAGACATGAATCGGATTTCTCATAGTGTCTCGCACACCATCCTTTCTGTTTTGAAATTGATTCACTGTTCCCCTTCGCCATGTAGACGGCTTTCCCGTCCCCGGACTACTATGGGAACTCTGTTGCCGTGGTGGATATTCAGAATCCCGCATTTCAGCGTTTTCATAGCCTTATGGCATTCCACTTTAGGCAATCCCCGTTTAGTACGGCATAAATGAGCGTTCCATGTTTTCGGTAAGTGTGTGACGTTCGCCTTTTTCCACTCTCCCGTGGCTGAACCTGTTCCGAGTATCAGCATCCGCATAGCCAAACAATGCGGATGTCAGGAACACTGGCGAGTACAACCTCTCTACGCCAGGAGTACGTCTTTTTCCCGATTTCAGGCTGTCATTCAAGCAGTTTAGCTTCCACCCTCATACATGGATTTTCATTCCGTCACGCTGACGCCTCTGAGGTTTCAGCGCCCCGTGTCCTCCGTCATGCTATGGTTGCCCTCCGGTTTCCCTTTTGGGGTTAGACGGGGAATGATAGGTTTGTGGCATATGCCACATGATACTTTTACCTACTACTTGCTCAAGGTAGGATTTATGCCGCCCTTACGGGCGCACTCGGTTTTACGAAAAACCTCGTCTTGCCGGAACCGGAGCCGCCCGATTCTGTCAACTATACACTAACAAATTTTTCAAAAAAATTTACGGCCCCCAGACCTCCCCGTCCAGGCGCCGCACTCCTCACTCCATTTCATCCCCAAAATTCCACTCCACCTCAATCCTCCCATCCGGGAACACCCGTGCCCCCGCCACGAACCTCTCCCAGATCTCCTCCGACATCTCCCCCACATCCAGGAACGACCGCGCCACATCCGCCCGTTCCCTCGCCTCCCTGGCAATCCTCTCCGCCAGCTCCGCATCCGAGACCTCCCGCTCCATCCGCTCGATCTCCGCATCATACCCTTTCTTCCTCTCCAAAAACTCCTCCCGCTCAATCTCCCTGTCCGCCAGCTTCTCAAACAGCCTCCGCTTCGCCTTCTTCACCGCCTCCAGCGCACTCCCCAGGCTCTCCACCCGGCTCCCCACATCCAGGGCATCCTCCCGCTGCTCCAGCCTCATCTCTTCCTCGTCCAGCACCCGCCGCAGCTTCCGCTTCAGCTCCCCCAGCACCACCGCGTCCGCCTCCGGCTCCTTCATCACCACCTGCCTGCACTCACACCCCTTCACCATATACCCCCGGTTACAGTAAAGGTCCGTCCCGTTCCGCCTGGTCAGCCGCTTCCCGCACACCCCGCAGGCATAGCGCATCTTCCGCTTCCCCGCCGCTGGCTTCTGCACGCTCACCATCCCCTGCACCCGCCTAAATTCTTCTTTCGTGACAACCGCCTCATGCATCCCTTCCACGCACACCCATTCCTCCTTCGGCCTCGCCACCAGCTTCCCCTTCCTGCCGTCCATCGTGCTTTTCAGGGAGACCACCGCCCCGGTGTAGATCTCATTCTGCAGCAGCCCGTTGATGACGCCACCCGTCCAGCACATCCTCTCAAACCCGCCCTTCCGGTTCACTGTCTCCCCCTTCCCATGCAGGAACACCGTGGGACAGGGTATGCCCCGGTCATTCAGGTTCCTGGCAATATCACAGACCCCCATCCCGGCCAGCCTCATGTCAAAGATTTCCCGGACCACCGGCGCCGTCTCCGGATCCTTCTCCAGCTTATGCTTATCCGCCGCCGTCTTCCGGTACCCGTAAAGCGCCTGCCCCGCCGTGTACTTCCCCTGCGCGGCCAGCCGCTCCCTCGCCTGCCTCACCTTCTTCGACAGATCCCTGGAATAAATATCATACACCAAATTCTTGAAAGCAATGTCCAGCCCGCCCCCGTCCCTCTCGCTGTCGTAATGGTCATTGACGGAAATGAACCGCACCCCCAGGAACGGAAACAACTGCTCCAGGTAATCCCCCAGCTCCACATAGTCACGCCCGAACCTGGAGCAGTCCTTCACGATGATGCAGTTGACCTTCCCCTGCTTCGCCAGCCCGATCATGTCCGTAAACTGCGGCCTGGTGTCAAAATACCTCCCGGAGAGCCCGTCATCGCACCTCTCAATGACACGGCACCCTGCAAATTCCGGCTGCCTGCCTATGAAGTCCATGATCAGCCTGCGCTGTGAAGTAATGCTCCCGCTCTCCTCCTTCCTCCCGAACACATCCCTGTCCTCGTTGGAAAGCCTCATATAAGCACATATGGTATAGCCTGCCGGCAGCGCCGCCGTCTTCCCCTTCATGCCTTACCGCCTCCTTTCTCCACCAGATCCGCCAGCTCCTCCGCAAAAGTGTACTCCACATCAAACCGGTCACTGCCGTAGCAGATGATCTTCTTTATGAATGTCTGCGCCAGCTCCTTTGTCAGCTCCTCCGCTCCCAGGTACTTCCCAAAGGCAGCCGCCATTTTCCCGTCCCCGGCATAATCCGGGGCAAGCCTTTCCGCCTCCGCTTCCAGCGCTGCAACCTCCGCATCCAGCACTTCCAGTTCAGAGACATACCCGGCCTTCATTTCCAGATACTCCCCCTCGGAGAAAACACCGTCAGTAAAATCATCATATAAAACCCGGATGAAACCGCTGACTTTGTCCCTGCGCCCCGCCTTCCCGGAAAGCTCCTTCTCCAGCGCGGTCCTGCGCCCCGCCGCCTCCGGTCCCCGGTTCAGCGCACGCATCCGCTCCCTGGCATCCACATACACCGCCATATGCGCTCTCAGCAGCTCCATCACAAGCCCCTCCATCACATCCGCCTTGATGTTCTTCGGCGGGTCCGCCTCACCATAGGTAGCCGCACGCCTGCACACATACGTGCTGTAATGCCCATAGCCGCCAACCAGCTTCACCGTCTTCCGGTACAGGTTCATCTTGTTCCCGCAGTGTCCGCAGAACAGCAGCCCCTGCAGCTTATCCTCCCTCCGGTTCCGGTCTCCCCCCGTGTTCTCCCTGGCAGAAAAATACTCCCGCTTCCTGGCCTGCAGGAGCTCCTGCACCCTGTCAAAGGTCTCATGGTCAATGACTGCCTCATGATGCCCCTCCACATAGAAGCGCTCCCCCTTGTCCCTGGATACCGGCTTCGTGACGCCCTTATAATACGCCCGGTAGCTCTTGGAGATCTCCACGTCCCCGGTATAGACCACGTTCTCCAGGATACGCCTGACCTGCTTCCCCTCCCAGAGGTTCGTGTATTTTTCCTTGTGTATCACCCCGATGCTCTGCCAGTACACGCTGGGCGCCAGGATGCCGTCCGCATTCAGCCCCCTTGCGATCTGCGCCAGGCTCTTTCCCTCCAGCCGCTCCCGGAATATCCTCACCACCACATCCCTCACGTTTTCATCCACGAGAAGATTATGGCTGTCCTCCGGATTCTTTTTATACCCATACGCCGCCGTTGTGGCAAGGAAAACGCCCTTCTCAAACAGCCCCTCAAAGGTGGAGCATATCTTCTTCGAGATGTCCTTCGCATACGCCTCATTGATGAGGTTCTTCAACGGCACCACCAGCCCGTCCTCCGCCGGATCGGACGTGAGGCTGTCGTACCGGTCAGTCACCGCGATGAACCGCACCCCGAAGAACGGGAAGATCTTCTCGATATAGTCCCCTGCCTCCAGGTAATTCCTGCCCAGCCTCGACAGATCCTTGACCACGATGCAGTCGATCCTCCCCGCCCTCATGTCCGCGACCATGCGGTTGAACTCCGGCCGGTCAAACTTCGTGCCCGTCACATGCCTGTCAACATACACCCCCGCCAGTTCCAGCGACGGCTCCCCGGCCACATAGTCCTCCAGCAGCGCCCTCTGGTTCTCCACCGTGTCGCTCTCCACCTTCCGCCCGTCCTCTCTGGACAGCCGCACATACACCGCCGTCCGGTATACCCTTATGCCTGCCGCAGACGGCGCCAGAGCCCCCGCATTCCCTCTCCTGCTCTTCCTCGCCATGTCAGACCGCCTCCTTCCCGTGCTCCAGCACAAAACGCTCCATTTCCTCCGCTTCCTTCCCGAACCGGTATGCCACTTCCAGCGCCTCCGGACCCATGACCGCGATCCGGTCAATGAGGAATGCCGCAAGTCCCCGGTCAAGCCTCTCCACGCCCTCATACCTCTTCAATGACTCAACCCATTCCAGCCCGGCCGTCCGCCCCGCCAGGATGCCGTCCCTCTCCTTCTCCAGGGACACAATGGAAGCCTCGATGCCGGCCGCCTGCTCCTGGTACTGCTCCCGGAGCATGGCATATTCCTCTTTCGTGAGGATGCCGTCTTTGAAATCCTCATACAGGTTCTTCCGCCTCCTGCCGCAGTTCTCCGCCTCTTCCCTCAGCTTCCCGATCCGGCTTTCAATCTTCCCTGCTCCCAGCTCCATCCCTGATGTCCGGCTGACGATATCCGCCGCCTCCGACAGCGCCAGCACCTTCCCGATAAAGGTCTGTACCAGCGCCAGCACGCTCTCCTCCAGCTTCTTTGCCGAAAAGCTGTGGGATGAGCAGGAAGCCCTGTCGCTCTTATGCCCGGAACAGACATAATACACATACCTCTTACCCCCGGACGGTACCGTCTTGCGCACCATCGGCGCCCCGCAGCCCCCGCAGAACACCATTCCCGCCAGCGGGAAGACCTTCTCACGCTCCGGCGCCGTCCTCGTATCCCTCGCCAGGAGCACCTGCACCAGGTCAAACTCGCCTCTGCCCACGACCGCCTCATGGGCATCCTCCACGCGGATCCATTCGTCCTTGTCCTTATACACACGCTTCTTGACCTTGTAATTCGGCGTGGTGCATTTCCCCTGGGCCACCGTGCCAACATACACCTCATTCTTCAATATCCGCAGCACGGCATTGTAGCTCCACTTCGGCTCCGCGCCCTTCTGGAAAGGGCTTTCCATCCGGATGCCAATGCTCCTCTTATACTGGAGCGGAGACAGGATGCCGTCCCGGTTCAGCCTGTCCGCGATCGCTTTCACGTTGCACCCGGCCAGCTTCATTGCGAAGATGTCCCGCACCACCTCCGCCGCATATTCATCCACCACCAGATGGTTCTTATCCTCCGGATCCTTCAGGTACCCATAGGCAGCAAACGCCCCGATGTACTCCCCGTTCTTCCGCTTGACCTCCATGTGGCTCCGTATCTTCACGGAGATATCCCGGCAGTACGCATCATTGATGAGGTTCTTGAACGGGACCACCATGTCATCCCCATACTGTCCGTCCAGGCTGTCGTAGCCGTCATTGACGGCAATGAACCGCACCCCCAGCATGGGGAAAATCTTCTCAATGTACCTCCCGGATTCAATATAGTTCCTGCCGAAGCGGGACAGGTCCTTGACCACCACGCAGTCAACAAGCCCCTCCCGGATATCGTCCAGCATCCTCTGGAATTCTGGCCTTTCAAAATCAACGCCGCTCCATCCGTCATCCGTATACACGGAATAAACCTGGATATCGGCGCGGGACTCCAGATAGTCCATGACCAGCTCTTTCTGGTTGGAGATGCTGTTGCTGAAAGCCCTGCCGCCCTCCGCAACATCACCGTCCTCCCTCGACAGCCGCAGGTACACGGCCGCATGATATGTTTTAGAAATAGATTTTAACGCTCCCATATGCAATCCTCCTGTCCTGTTCTCCCTTATCCGGTGCCCAATCCGGATAACCAGAAACCAGAGGCCGCACAGGCAATAGCCCTTTCAGGATTCCAACTTACCACGGATCCCATGGATTTTCCATGACATGGCACGGTGTCCTGCGGACTTCCTGCAATGTCCTGTGCCCATAAACTCCCTGGGTTCACAACATCCAAGAAGTCAAAGAGTCTTTGCGAACTGCTCAAAGCGCTCCCTTAGGGATACCCCGTCATTGCTGTACACATTCTTAACCACAACATTCCCGACACGGAAACAGTACGGATTTTTCACCTGCCGGACAAACTCCCTGACCCGCTCTTCCTTCGGAAGTCCCTCATCAATACGGATCCGTGTCACATCCACCAGCTGGTCCCGGTCAACCGTCCTCACATCTACAGACCTCATTTCTTCAAGCGTCATAGGCTGCCACCTCCTATGCCCCAGTCCGCAGGAAACAGCAGCTTTAAAACCCCGGATGAAAAAAGACAGAAAAAAGCCTGCAGGCAATATCCCGCAGGTCCTTCTTTCATCAGTCCCATTCCCTTCCCCATCACAGCATCCCTGCTGCCGCAAGGAGCCCCGGGTATTCTGCCGGATCGATTTCAGACAGCCTGCCCGCCCCACGCTCTTTGATGAGCGCTTTCACTTCCGCTATATGTCCGGCGTTGGCCTTCTCTGCCAGCACCGCACGGACATCCGACATCCCCGGCAGTTTTTCCCCCTGTGCCGTGGCGGATGCGATCTCCGCCGCCATCCCTTCGGTGGCTTCCCCGAACACCCACACCTCGTCACACAGGGTGAGCAGCTCCATCCCCATAGAGATGCCGAGCCGCCTCTCTTCCTCTATCCCCTCATTTAAGAACTGTGGGAATAAGAGATGCGGTGCAACAGGCAGGAAACCCTGCTCACACGCCATGCGGCAGTAGGCCGCCGCTTTCCTTGCATTCCCTTCCATGTCGCCGCGGAAGGGGCTGCAGATAAAAACCTTCTTACGCATCAGCGCCTCCATCCTTTCTTCATTTTCCT